GATAGAATCGAAGTTTAATTTCATTGCATTAAACAATGTAAAATCATCATAAGACATTACGCCTTTTATATGTTTGTTTTTGTCAACTGCGAAAATATTTACTTTGTCTGTAAATAATGCATAATCCTCAGAGTTTTTCTCTTCTCCATTAGCTTTTATTGAACCAGCTCTATATAGTTTTATATATTCATTTTTTTCATTCTTATAAAAAGGCATATTATCACGAATTTCTATTTCACCACCATCTTCGTCAGATGCATATATTTTAGTACCTTTTCTTGGAATAACTGTTTGTTCTCCTGTTATTGGGTCTGTAACAATTATATTATTTCCATCATTGATGCCACCATTAGGTGGTGTATATTGTCTTTGTATATTATGATAACTCTTTTGCTTGTCATAAGAAATACCATCAACAATTCCCTTTAATATTTCATTTTTAGCTGCATTATAATAAGATACATCTGGAGTTATTCCTTGAGCTTGCAGTATCTTATCTGCTTCTTTATGTAAATCAGAATTAGGATTATTCAACTCTCTTGCAATATCATCATTGGTTAATCCCATTGTTGTTGTAGTAGTAATAACACCATCCTTAGTTGAATCAAATGATTTTTTACTTCTTAATGTATAAGCTTGTCCAGCAATAGCACCCTTCTTATATAAATCATCTCCACTAACACCATAATTATTTTTAACTGGACCATTTAAATAATCATTAAGATTTCTTGTTGTTGGGTCATCAGCACCAATTCTTGAAGGGTCTTTAAGCATTAACTCATTATAAGCATCAATATCTTTAGCTCTAAGATTGTAAGCATTTTCAATTTGTTTAACCATAGCAGACTGACCTCTCAGTTGCTGTATTTGGTTTCTCAAATTATAAGACATGCCATTCTTTAATTGCTGAGTAGCGTTGTTAAGATTGTTTACATAAGTATTGTATTTTTCTGCAAGCTTTGAATCTTTTTCTGACTCCATAATATTCTTCCAAAGATTAGCTTGTTCCTGCATATCAGTTATAGCTTCCTCATTCTTCTCATAGTATTCTTTATACATATTCAAAGGTTTGACATACTCATCAAACGAGAAGGGATTGAAAGTACCTCTTTTAGCTTGTATATAATAGTTCGGCATATCTAAATGTTTTTACAAAATTAACCAACAAATTTATATTCACCATTATTAAATACTAGTTTTTTACCTTGATTCTTACTAATCAAATCATCGTTAGGATTAGCAAAAGAAACTGTACCATCAGCATTGTTTACAATATAATGTTTATTGCCATTGTCATCAATAAGATAATTATTTCTTGTAAATGTCCCATTAGGATTCCAGCCAGTTTGCTGTCTTAAAAAAGGTGTAGGCTCACCAAAATATCCAGAGTCAACTAATCCAGCCATCATTCCTTGATTATATCTATCTTTATAATAGTTCATATAATCATCAGAAAGTGATTGTAGAGAATTACTAATTGCTTGTCCTCTTTGAGCATCAATATTCTCTTTCATATTTTGCCCATAGTAATTAAACTCACCTCTTTGAACATCAGCTCTTTGATTAGCTTCAGCAGCAGAAATAAAACCTTGTGCATTTTGAGCATCAACAGCATTATTAAATTGTTGAGCTGCTTGTATCTGTGCTGCATTTTGAGCATCAGCTTGATAACCTAAATTAGCAGCACTCTGTGATATTTGTCTGTTATTAGCAAGTAATGCAGCTTGTGCAGCAGCACTATTGCCACCAGCATTATTAACCAATCCTCTATTAGTTGCAGCACCCAAATCAGCGTTCATTTGATATTGCAATCTTGGGCCAATGATATAAGGTGCAATCTTACCGCCATTAGGAGTATATTGAATATCTCTAATAGGAGTATTGATAATCGAATTAGCTCTTGAGTAATCTGCAGGTGCAAAAGCTCTTGCGGCTAAATATGTATCAATTAAACCTGGAACTGGAGTTTGCTTATATCTCCATGTATAGTTTGGATTTGTCTCTTCACCACCTCTTAAACCATTTGGTTCAGCATAATATGTATAATCAAAATCAGTTATGTTGTTACCATCTTTAGTAGTCCACTTTCTATTACTTGTTTGTTTCCAATCTTGTGGAACATCACCCTCTATTTCTTCGAACTCGCCATTTCTATAAACAAAATTTTTCTTATTAGCATTTCTTGTTATATCAACTGGAGTTTTCCAATAAGTGCCTGGTTGTCTTTCTCTTACATTTTTAAATGTTGCATCATAACTTCTATCTTTATTCTTTTTCCAAGTGCCATCTTCATTAATAAATTGTTTTGCATAATCTTTGGCTTCCTTTGGTGCATTAGAGTTGAGGACAGCGGCAAAATATTTTCTTCTTGCTTCCTCATCATTCTTTAAGTTTTCTGTTGCTCTTTTATAAGCTTCAGTCTCCATAAATGCTTTTTGTAATTCAGCTTCAGAATATGTATCAATATCTGGATGATTTCTTTTTGCTTCAAGATACATTTCATCAGTACTTCCAGCCCAATCACTTCCAGTTCTATTAGTCCATGAACCAGGAGTATTTGTACTTAATGTTGAACCACCTTGAATTTTGGTTGTAAAATTACCATAATCATAACCGTTTATTAATGAATGAGCTAATGTTGGATTTGTTTCCATTACTGCATTAATAAAGTTAGGGTCTTTGATTATATCAGCAAAATCAGCATCATCAACATATTCAAGATTGTGTTTTCTTTGCCATCTCTTGAAATCACCTTTAGTATTAAATCCAAGTTCTTTAAATATTCCTTTTTTTATTTCTCCTCCATCTGGATATAAATGACCACCATTAGCAAACATTTGTTGTTGTGGCTGTTGTTGTTGAGCTATCATTTGTTCTTGCATTTGTGGATTAACCATTTGTTGTTCTTGTGGAGCTTGCTGAGCCATTTGCTCTTCAGCCATCTGTTGTTCATAAGCATCAGCTTCTTCATTCATCTGTTGCTCTTGCATAGCTTGAAGTTGTTGCTCGTTCATCTGAGCTATCATCTTCTGTTGCTCTCTCTCTTCTTGCTGTTCTTTCTTTTTATCTTGTTCAGATTTAAGAAATTGCATTTGAGCCTTAATTGTCTTTTCAGTTACTGGGTCATTGGGTCTATCATCACCTCTTTCTTTAATCTCTTTAGCTGCATCAGCAAAAGTTTTAGTTGAATCTTTAAGTTTTAATCTTCTTCTTATGGTATCATTTATCTTTATTCTATTTGAATAAACATAGTCATCAAACAATACTTCACCTTCTTCTACAAGATTAGGTTTACCATCTTCAGCAATTGAAACAGGTACTCCGCCATATTTATTTTGCTCATGTGTTCCGCCAGTATTAAACTCATTTATTCCATAAGGATTCATTAGTCCACCATTGGCATATAAGTAACCACCATTAGCACCATAGTAAGCTTGATTATTAAACATATCTGACTTTTTATTATTTGCATAAATATTTCTAATATTTTGAGCTGTAGCAAGATAAGAATTATTTAATCCTTGTTGAGCAAATGCAGCCGCTTCATTAGTTTCTTTTATTTTTTTATTAGCAAAGTGTCCTTTTAAAGCACCAGTAGTTGCACCAATGGCAGTTCCAGCCGCTGCACCTATAATGGTTCCCATTGGACCTGCTAAAGAACCAATACTAGCACCAGTTGCAGCTCCTTTCCCAGCACCAACTCCAACTAATCCCAATCTTTGTTTATTTGACAATTCTTGAGTTTTATACTCATCTAGAATTGAATTTTGATTTTTATACTGACCTTGAAGATTACCAAAATCTGTAGCATTTAATGATTTATTTACATTGTTAACATTTGTTAATAATGTATTTTTACCAAAAGCACCACTAACATAAGCACCTTGATTGCCTTTATAATTTTTATTTAAAACATTATCTCCAATATCAGCTGCAATACCAGCTGCTGCAGCAGCATAACCAGTAGCTTTGCCAGCTTTTTGAACACCTTTATTTGCATTTAATTTAACCCAAGTTGTAGTTGGTGTTGTTGTTTGTACAGAAGGAGCTTTTAATTCTTGTTCTTTTTGTAACCCCTTTAATGTATCTGTTAATTGCTGAGTATAATTTGGATTTTCTATTGGAGTAAAACTTTCTTGGATTTTCTTTCTTCTTTCTAATTCTGCGTTTCTCCAATCTTCTCCAGCATCATATTCTTCTTCTTCGTTTGCTATTTTATAACCATTATTAGGATTGTTAATATATGTTGCAAAATCTTGACCGTTAATTGGTTGATTATACAATGATGGCCCTACAAAATTTGGATTTTGAGAATAATCACTTGTATTAAAAACAAGATTATTTTTTTTAAAATATTTATTGTTGACTCTATTAAGAATTGGTTCATTTATAAAATTTAAATCAACTTCTGGAATAGGAGCTATAGTTGAGTTTGGATAACCAGCAATTTTTGATTTTCCAAACTCACTATTATTTTTATACCAATTGTTTATAGGACCTGTATTTGCCATAATATTTAAGCTTCAAAATATTTAACAATCACATCATATATCTCTACTCGACAATTGCTGTTCTTCAAAGTAAAATAAGCATTGTCATCTGCAAAGTTAAAATTATTTGCGCAACTAATGAAGTTTCTTGAATACAACTTATTATAAGTTAATTTGTACAAATCAATATCTGGATTATCAAACATATCTTGACTTGCTTTTTCATAAGAACCATCAGATTTTTTATAATACAATTCAGACAAATCATAATCTTCTCTTGATTCTTGCTTCAAATAATAAGTTTTGTTTTCATCAAATTCATCTATTCCATTTTGCGTATAACTACCATTAACTTTAATATATAAACTTTTCTTTAAATCACTAAATGTCTCTTCTGTTACATCAATTTCAGAATAACCTATTTCTAATTTAACAATAATTACACTTGGTAATCTATCAGAACCATTATTTGCTTCTATAACATATTCATTATCAACCTTTTTATAAAGTTCTCCATAACCAGACCAATCATTTTGTGACACTTCAACATATTGCTCTAAGTAAAGTTTATTCTTATTAGCAATGTAATATTCTTTCTTTTGTTTGTCAGTACCTATTATTGGAAATTTAACAAAATCATTAATGCTATCACCATTGCTTTTATAAAGTTCCATCCATGACCATGGATTCCTAATTCTATCATTAGTAGTTCCACTCAAGAAATTCAATACATTACCTGTATTTGTGTTAACAACAGAATTGTCAATTTGTAACCACATAGGCTCTCTATAGAATGTTCTATTAAAGTTTTCATAATATCCATTTGGATAATAAGAAGCTCTTGGGAGTTGCAAATAATGAGTTCTAAATCTCTTCTTATAAGCTGTTGTTCCATAAAGATTGTTACTTCTCAATGACCATTGTCCCCACTGATATTCATTCCAAACTCTTACTCTTGTAAATGTTTCATCTGGCAAGTAAATATCTTTTTCATCAAAAGCATCCATATTAAACTCAAGGTTTGTGTAGATTTTATCTCTTTGCATATTGTCTGGATAAACCTTAAATCTAACATAGAAAGGCATCTGCATTCCAAAGAATCTATTATATTCACCTTCATGCATAATCTCAATAGAAGATAATCCATCACCTCTAATGCCATTATTCCACCATGAAGCACCATCATAAATATCTGTATTTTCTTTTATTACAGCATCTTGTTCTTTAACAACAATAGTATTACCTGCACTATTGAGAATGAAAGAATCTTCATAGCTAAAGAATGATTCAAAAGCATCAATCTTCTCATTATAAGCCAAACAATCTTTCTCTGTGACAAAGTAAATATCATCATTGTTATTGTCATAGTATGTTGTAATTGGAACATTAGTTGATTTAATAGGTTTCCAATCTTCACCATAAGTATTAGCTTTCACCCAATCAGAAAAACCTTTTGCAGTAGAGAATGGTTCAAGACCTTCTCCAAATCTATAAATCTCAGCTCTTCTGTCATCAACCCAATATAAGAATCCTTTAGATGGCATAACACTCCATCTATTTTGACAGCCAACATTAGAAGATATATATCCTAAACCTTGAACCTTTCCACTATTTCCAATTTCAATAGGCACTCCATCAGAAGGTGTTAATGCGACTCTCTCATTATAAAGTATTTTTGATATTGCATCACTTTGGAAACAGAATATATCATTTCTATAATTAATTAATCTTGTAATCTTTCCAAAGCTACCAGTAGCATTATAGAATGAAATAAGATTAATCGCAGTCCAGTTATCTTTAGATGACATAATCTGTTTAGTCAAAGTCCAAGTAAACATATTACTATATTCAGTTATTCCGCTTATATATGGGTCTGTAATTGTATAACTGAAATAGTTATCATCTTGAGTATAAGCTTGATTCAATAAGTTTGTATTAGTATTGTTTGCATCAACATTATCAACACTCCCTCTCAAAGAATATATTCCATCAAGATTTAACCTTGTTTGAATCATTGCAGATAATATCTCAATATTTTGATTAATATCTGAAGATGAACGAGCGTAAGTTTTCATGCAATCATATCTTTGATAGTAAGTGTCACCTTCAGTATATTTTAATCCATTTGACTTAAACTCATTAATAGTAATATGTGTTCCTGCTGGAAACCATGTATTTTGAAGTAATACAGATTCTTCAGTTCCACTAAACACATCATCAGGGCCATTAACATTTCTTTCAAGTTGTGCTATATAAACATGACCATAATCATATATACCAGTTTTCTTTATATTATTATTTTCAACAACATCATTATATTGAATATATCTTTCAATGCAAGAATGTGGTTTTTGTGAATCAGCACCGATTAGTGAATCTGGTATATTGTAATTTCTTTCAAGTGTTGCATAACCATTATAATATTCAAAATCTTGATAAGTATCACTATAACTTTCATCAAATACAACAGTTTTCTTAAAGAGAACAGAAACAAGTACACCCTCATCTTCAATCAAACCACTTTGAGTATCACTTAATTCAATTGTCACATTAGTACCCCATGATACTGTTTCATAAGAAAATTCTTCATCATCATAATATTTAATACTATAATAATTTCCATCTGTTACTCCCATATTTTTTATGAGATATAAATCAAGCTGAGTATTATTTTCGCATTTCATTATCATAGTACCATCTTTTGCTGGTCCAAAAAATGCAACAGGGTCTTGTGAAGAATAATAAACATAACCTTCATGCTCAAATTCATATTTTTGTTCAAATGGAATTGTAGATATTGATTTTTGAGCTTCTGGTAATATGTTTTCTGATGTATAATATTTAGGAAATACATTTGCAACCCCATCATTTCCTTTTAAAGACAATACAAAGTGATTACTTGATGCAAATGTAAATGGTACTATATCAGCAAGATTTGCAGATGAATAAGTATTGTCTCCAGCTTTAAATTCACAATGTGGAGAAACTGCTAATGATTGTTCATAAGCATTTTCTTCAGCCGCATTAGAACCACCCAATATACCAACTAAAGGAACAGGGTTAGTATATGCTGTATCACAACTTCCAAAGTAAGTTGCTTTATCTTTCATCCATACTGTATCAAGATTTACAGCTTGTTGTTCATAATATATTTGTTTTGCATCATCAAGCTCATAACTTGTACTTGAATTTCCAAAGTAATCACTGAAAGCTGAATAATGGTAATTTATCCATTTTTTTGTTCTGCATTTACCATAAATGCCATCTCTTGAATTATTAAGTATCTGTCTGTTAAATGGATAAACCCACCAACAATATTGGTCAGAAAGTAATCCAGAATCATTTTTATAATCTTCAGCTTCGCCTTCTTTACCTTCTTTAAAATAACTATCATACCAATAAGCTCCAGATAACATATATCTATATGCTTCTGTATTAAAGTTTTGAATTTCAAATGGTTCATGTCTAAATCCTTGACTAACTACAGAACCTAATATTGCTGGTGGAGTTTCATAATCAATATTTATATTATTTTTATATCCAGTAATATTAGCTGCACCTATAATGTTCAATTTATAATTTGATAAATCAATCTTTTGAACAGTAGGATTATATTCAATCTCTGGAGAATTTAAAGTACAAACACTTTCATCAATATAAAATAATGATTGTTTTCTGCCAGCAACATTTACCTCAGAAGAAGCATAATCATCATCTACCTTTTTAATATTACTACCAGCAAAAATATTATAATTTTTATTTCCATTAGCACAAGCAATTTCACCATTATTATAAGCAAAATAAGCTTTCTTTGCTACATCAGTTTCAAAACCACCATCATCAATATATTTAGCACCATTTGTTGTAGATGATAATTCTATCCTGCTAGCTGTAACAGTAATATCACAATAGTATGTTTTTCTCTTTAATCCACGATGTTTTTGTTTTCTTACTTGAGAAAGTGGAAGTATCTTTATTGTAAGTGGATAATATGCCTTGTAAGTTACTCCACCTTCATTAAAATACAATGCATCTTTTGTTAACAAACATTCTGTATCACTTATTTTCTTAACAACATGGTCACTTCCGTTTAATCCAAGTAATCTCATTGCCGCAACATTAGATGCAGTAATAATTACTGGAGATGCAATAGCAGTTATTGCCGTAAAACTTTTTGCAAGATTTTGCAAAATTTTATTTTTATAATAATGCATATGACTTGAAAAGCATATAGACTTATCAGTTTCGCATGTATAATCAATATTAAAGCAATTTTTTACATTCTCTTTAAAAGATTGATTTGATATTATACTATCTGGTGATAACGAATATGAGAATGTTGCATCAGCCCCAAATGTATCAATATAATTTAAATGTCCCTTATTTGTATCATGTGTAACTTTATATAATTTAGAACCAGATTTATATATAATATTAACTGTATTTTCATCATATTTCTCCAAAGATACTTCTCCTTGTCTAACATACATATCATTCATATATAAAAAGCCAGGAGTGTTAGATGTAAGTCTTACAAATTGTGTTGGTTTTTTAGATAAATAATTATTAACAAGTTGAGCAACTCCATTATTACCAATAGTATCTCCTTGGGCTAATGCTTCTTCTACAGCATCATGATAACCTGTTATTGGATATCCATGTCTATATTCTATTGGATAACCACCAACTTTAGCAACATCAACATCAATGTCAAATTTATATTTTCCAGTTTCATCTTTTTGCTCGCTTATTGCAGGTGGTAATGGTCTAAAGAAATATGAGCTAAAATTAAATGGTCCATTCACACTTCTATCAGAATAATTGAACATTGTAGGACTAAGTAACCCTTGGCAAAGAACATTCCTTGAAGAAATGTTAGGATAGACAATTACAGGTCTTATTCTCTTATATTCATATTTATTAGTAATCTCATTAAATGTATCAAGCATACCAGTGTCTATTCTCAAATCAAAATATGGTATAAATGATTGAAGATTAGATACATTCTTTTCTCCATCTTCTTGCGAAGTTTCATATTTAATTCTATTAGAAATAGGCAAATCACATTTAATATCTTGAATAAAGATTGGGTCAGTCCATTTACCAAATTTATCTTGAAGTTGAATACCTAATCTGTAATATTCATTATACATAAATGTTTTAATTTCAGATGAATTTTTTTCAAGAGAAATTGTTTTTTCTGTATCATCATTTCTATATGTTTCATCTACAGCATTCTCATACCATTCTTCTTCATTTGGATTATAATTCTGGTATCTTCTTAATTTTTGAGTTACAATAAAACAATTTTTAAGCTTTTCCTTTTCATCTGGAGTCATATTATACACAAGCTTGTTAATGTTTCCAAGAAATAGTGTGTTATCCTTTTCAGCCATTGTTAAGGCATTAATAGGAGTTCCTTGTAACATTAGCAAATATGTATGGTCAATTGTTTCTCCTAAAAGATTATTATCTGTAAATGTTATTGTCTTATTGCGGTTTTTCATTGACAATGAAATAACTTTCTTACAATAAGGTTGAGAATTTTGTGTTGACCTTACAACTGAATAAATATTCACATAATCAAATCTTTTTGAAAGATTATATAATGTAATCTTAAATGTATTATCAGTAATCATCAATGGGGAATTACCTTTAGATGATTGCGATGTATAATATATTGGTGTGCTTATAAATGGATTAGTTTCACACCCACCTTGATTTGAATAAGTAAAATAATATTGCACACTACCAGCAGGGAAAGCACCACCACCAAATTGTTTTTTGATTTTGCATTTTTCACTACCATTTATCTCTTGAACAAAATCAAAGGTTTTATTATCCCAAACACAATTAATGCCATTTCTCAATTCTCTTGGAGTCATGATATTAATCATTCTTGGTTGGTTTTTACCATCAGTCCAATAAACCTTAATTACTTCTTTTGATTCATAGTAACCAATAGTTTCAATGCCATTATTAGCATTAAACCCTAAATCTCCACTCCAAAGAATTTCAGCAGCATAATATGGTTTCTTTTCAACTATTGGAGTTGAAAGTTCAATTTGAGTAGCAGCATTAGCTATCTTATTAACAATAGTACACCATTCATTTTCTTTATTGTCTGGCTTAGCATTAATATATTTAAGCCTTACAATATAATCCTTGTTTTTTCCGTTTATATAATCATTATTACTATCTCTCAATAATATTCCATTCTTAACAGCAACATCATATTCTCCAGAGTTGTCCTTCCTTTTTGTATATAACTCATTGACATCTTGAGTATTAGGTTCTACATATACATATTCATCATCAACTTTTTTGTAGAATTTTAATGCTGGAGAAGAATAATGAAAGAATAAAGTAACATATTCATCAATAGTGCAACTTCCTAATATTCTACCAGGAATTATAAGAGAATGATATTCACCAAAATTTGAAACTCTAACATTAAAATTTAAAGTTGAGTAGAATTGATTTTTATAATTAGTTACAAAATCATATTCAATTGTTGATGTTTTCTCAAATCCATTATTCTTATAAATCTGTCTTATATATTTTTTATTATTGTTATCTTTAAGTATTTTATAATCTATTTTAGACTTAAAGTTTTTCTCTATTTCTTCAGTTTGATAAACAGTTATAACTTCTTGCTCAATAGTATCTTCTTGTAATCCAGTAGGTTCAGTTTCATAAGAAGTTATATCTGAAATGTAAAACTCATGTGCAGAATATAAATCATCTTTTACTGATGTAAAATATTCTGTATTTGATGTATATGAATTTGCAACAACGTATGTTTCTGTATTATCATCATATACATACCATATATTTGTTTTACTATTAAACTCGGAAGATGTTTTAACTCCTATTGATGTATAAGGAATTAAACCTTCAAAGAAATTTGACAATGTGTCTCTATAAGAGAATGAACCATCTTTCTCATCTTTTATTGTAACCCATAATTCGCTTGCACTTCCATCAAAGAATATATCATTATCATTGAATTTAGTAATGCTGAATTTACCAACAAGGTCATCAGCTGTTTTCTCAACATTAAACTTTAATTCAGTTGTATCTAATGAATAATAAGGATATATACCATCTTTGATATAATCTTTATTGTCATCTACGCTATCTAGTTTTTGGTAGATATATTTATTATCCCAATCATCATTTGAATATTTTAATTTAAATGCTTTTTCAGGTGTTTCAAAAGCTGCATTAAATTTACTTTGAGTAAACTTAAATAATTCATTATTAACAACAACATCAAATGTTGGGTTAACATATACTGCTCTAAAATCAGATTTTATTTTAGTGTTTCCTTCTCCACCATTATTAAAGATTGGCAATTCATTTAATGGCGTTATTACATAATCACCTTCAAATTCATCGTTGTCAGTAGATTTGAATTTTAATACTCCATTATCATTAATTATTCTAAAAGAATCTCCTAAGCAAGGAATAACTCTTCCACTTAAATCCTTTTTAATTATATAAGGCAATGATTGAAGATTTGAAATAACACCATCACTAAAAGTCAAAACACTGGTATTATTAAAACTAACATTGTATATATCAGTGTTGGTATAAAATATAAATGGCTGTTCAAATTCATTAGAAACAAGTTTATACACATAATATGTATTGTTTCCAATTGTTATTTCATTTGTGCCATGTTTATATTCTAAAACAACATTATTATTTAATACAAAATCAACAAAATAATCATTGTTTGATTTTCTTGATGTTATTGAAGAAATAGAAATGTTTGTTGTTTGGTTTACTCTAAAGGAATATTCATCACAAAGATATTTTGTAGTATTATCAGAGTCAACCTTAAACGTTATTCCATCTATTGTTTTAACTTGATGACTATTTGTTGATGTATTAGTATATTGTGTTGTACCATCAAATTCATCAAACTTATATACATCATTAAAATCATAAGTTGCTGAAGAACTTTTTGTTATTCCTTTTACTTTACCAAGTATTCCTGCTCTAAAATTGGTTACAACATCAACATTATCCAAGCTATCAACTTCTGTTATTCCTTCATAATAATAACCAGCAACATTTAATGTTTGAATAACATATCTTTCTCCAGATAACGTGGCATACAAAAACCATTTGTTATGTTCGTATTTCCATGTCTGAGAAGCAGAACCAACAACTCTAAAATTTAGAGTAGCTGGATTTGAAAACTCAATTGAAAATTCAAAGTTTGTTTTATTAATAGGAGTTGTTAGTGACAATGGTGTTACACTGTCTTGCCAAGTTGATATTTCAACTGCTTTTTTCTTCTGCCCAAGATTTTTATACCAATCATCTTTAATATCAAAATCAAATTCTGATTTTATATAACCAGCAAAAACATATATTCCATTATTATATCTTGAAACATTATTTTTTACTTCATCATAAGTACCTATATAATCAATATCTGCATTTGACTTTGAATCAGAACCATATACATAAATCTTTGTATTATCAGCTAGTGTTTCATTGTCCTTTACTTTTCTAATAATAGGCAATCTCACTTCAGCGTTTACTCCAGTAAAAAGACTCAATGTTGTCCCATAAGCAAATCCATCAGATAAAACACATCCATTTAGAAATCCTAATTTAGGTAATTCTGTTGATACTCTAAAGTAATCTGTTTCACTTTGTGTATCAACACCAGAATTTGTGGTATTATTTTCGGTCAATATACTTTCAGCATAATATTCATTTTGTTCATATTTGCCTGTTGAATAAATTTTTTCAAATCCATTATTTATTGATTGATAAATACGTTGTAAACTATCAGCAGATGTTGTTTTAAAATCATGAACATTTGTGGTAAATCCATAAAAATCAAATTTCCTTTCTATAAGTCTATTATATAGATTTTTATAAGATTCAAGCCATTTTGTACTATCACTTTCATCACATCCAGTTGCAATATCTTTTATTGATATTCTTTTAAGAATATTATTTTTGCCAGCAGGAATATTTAACTCAATATCTTCAGTATAAGTACCATCATTAATAAGATAAATATCTTCATCAAGATATTTAGTTGGTTCTTCAGTAAGAGTAAATGTACCCTTGATTTTCAATGTATTATTTATATTATCATTTGCTACTGGATATTCTGTGTTATAACCAAATACCATATCATCATTTGATGAAGATAATATTGCATTTTGTTTTGATTTAGCTGGAATGAAAAACGTTATATCATGATTTTCACTATCTTTTCCAGTAGCATACTCTTTTTCTGTAACAGAAATATAATCTGTATCTATGTCAGAATGTGTGTTATTAGGAGTTTTATAAAGCTCAGAATATTTATAATCGTGATAATGTGATGTTACATCTTCATAACCTTGAAGAAAGTCTGGCTTTTTCCCTTCAAATATTGTGTTAACAGTTTTAGTAACATCTCTTGAAGCTATAATATTACTCTCAGTACCTTTTTCATTAGTTACAACAAGAGAATCTTCTTTACCTCTTGTAGTAATTCTTATATTATAATTTTCATAAGAGAAGTCATTATTACCATTACTAACAGACATATCTCTTGACATGCCTTTAATATTCTTATATACAACAGCTTTCTGTTCCATAATTAAAATGTTTTTTCGCTACCAAAAATATCTCTAATATCCGCTTGTTCAAATACTGGCTGTCCAGCAAATCTTTCATTGAAAATTTTTCTTCCAAAACCATGCTTTGCTATATTGTTAGCAAGTGTTGGGGTGTTAAGAATATTTATAACATTTTGTATTTCATCTTTACTTGGATTAGTAAGACTATGTGTTGCTTGACTTGCAGCAAATGCATACTCTCTTTGTATGTTTTGAAGAATCCTATAATCAAGTTTGCTGTTATTAAACAAAACAGTAAAGTATTCTTTTTTAATATACAATTCAAGAGCATTCATAAATGCCTCATTATCTTCAATTAAAGGAAAACCTTCTTCATCTACAAACATTTTATCATAAGCAATCTCTACTTCACCTTCTTCAAAAGAGAAAAATAGAATATCACCTTGTCTGTTATATGTTTCAAAAGAAGCACTACCAGGGACTTTGTGAAATGTTTCCATTGCCTGTCTTAGACAAAGCATTGTGTGTGGATTTCTAATTTGAATAATCCTAATACAATCACATGGAACTAAACACTTGTAGTTATGTACTTCAACTAATTCAGTAACAGTCTCATAGAACTTAGGCACACCAATAAGCCTTATAAGCCTTTTAGTATATCTCAAAGCTCTTTCAAAAGATAAATCCCTTAACATAGGGTCATCTTTCACATTCTCAAGTATTTCTCTTATACTAATCATATTATTACTTTCTTAAATGTTCAAGTGATGTATAATAACTTTTTAAAGAATTGGTTACTTCATTTCTAAATTTACGTGCATTTTCTCTTGTATTTTTTAGTAATACAAATGTTAATCCTGAGTTTTTAAATTTTTTGTTATTCCACCAAACAGAATACCAGTCATTACCACTTATCAAGCAGTTTGGATATTTAAACTTTCCATCTTTTCTTTTCTCATTTCTATTATATCTTTTAATATACAATCTTCCAAATCTCTCACAAGGAAAATTATACACTCCACCATCAATAATCTTTTGATAAATACATTCACCAAAAGCATCTATTATTTGATGGAATTTTTCTTCTGTAATATCTTCTGCATATTTATGTAATGGCGCACCTGCATACTGAATTATTTTTCTGTAAAAGTATTTCGTTGTCTGGCATAACCCTGTTCTAGGGTGTTCATCGCCAGTCATAAAAGTTATATAATTCTTTTTTCTTACAACTCTTTTCATTGTTCTCTACCATAATTCTTTAAATGTTGTGCAAGATAGTTAGCCAAATCAGTTACATCATCATTGGCATTATTGCTTGTATCTTCTGGAATAGTAAGCTTGTTAGTAAGCACTCCTACAACATTCTCAATCAATGTTCCTTGAAGATGACCATCAATAGGATATTGTGTATCAAACCATTCACATTGTTTTTCTTTAGACTCACAAGATAACTTAGCAGCATCTTCAGCTTTATCAAAGATTGCAGTCATTGTTGCTGAGTTAAGATAATAATGTTGTGGATTAGCTGACTTGAAATAAAGGTAACCTTGCGGGTCAACAGTTGCATAGATAAAGTTCTGAGTCCATTTAGAAGAACCAGCATATCTGAATTTCTCTTTAGAAACAAATGTTATTTCATTTAAGAAATAGTTTGTAGGATAAACAGATACAGAACCTATATGTGCAAGTGCAGGAATTTTCTGTTTTGATTTAAGCATTTTTCCAGCACAAGGAACATCTGCAAGCAGATTGCTTACTTCTAAATCAAAGCAAATAGTTTGATAACTACTATCAGAAAGTTCAATTTTGTTTTGTATTTCTTGCTGTTTGAGTAAATACTTTCTGAAAGTATCCATTAGAAATAATACATGCTCTTCAGTAAAAAAAGAATCATCAGACCTTTGTTTTACTTGGTCTAAGCACATATATACTAATTCTCTATAAGTTGCCATAGCACAAAAGTTTATATGGCAAATATAATAAAGAGTTAATTTGTATTGTCAATATTAAAAGAAAATGGCTGAACAAATAAATTGAACAGCCATCATAAAGTAATCTGAACGAAATTCACTCACCTTCAGGTTCGGTGAGCCACAATTCTTCCCATTCAGATTTTTGTTCATCAGTCCATAACACATATCTGTTGATAGTGTTTTCTGTTTTGCCTGCTACGGCAGAAAAAAAACATTCTCTGACTCTCATCTTCAAGAGTGCGCTGTGTGTACCAATACCCTTCAGGTGCATACCAGGTGTAGTGCTTCTTTGGAGCTTTCGTTTCCATAATAATAAAATTTAAAAAGTTAGTAAATAGGCAATTATGCCGACGTATATTCAAAGTCATATTCACTATTCCAATAAGCATTGTAAATCGGTGAGTCTTCAATTTCAAGTTGTTGTTCAATCATTGCAAACACTGTTGCGTGGAATGTCAGCGTAATGCCGTCTGCCGCAACTGCGTTGATTAGGTTTACAATGGATTGCTCGGTTAGATTAGGACATCCAGACAAACTCAAATTTATCTTTATGGTTTCCGCAGAAACATTTTTCAATTTTAAGTTATTCCCATAGAACGGCATACAACCATTATTCGCAGGATTGGCACAGAAATTACCTAAATGTACAGTTTCGGTTTCGCTGTTCCAAAAATTATTGCTAATACCGCTGCTTCCAGTATTACCCGTACTTTTTGTCATATCAAAACTGCGTAAGTCTATTGTCTTGACATATTGCGCGTGAACCATATTGTAAAAGTTGGTGCAATTGGCGGTTTTTAATAGTGGCAAAAAGTCCAAATCTTTCTGCCTTGCATTTTTGAATGCGCTTTCAAAATTGGTTACGTTCACCGTATCAATCGCCTTAATAACAACCTTTAAGTCGGACTTCCGTTGGTCAACTTCTGCGTTTGTCGCATATATAAAGCGATACATATCCGTCAAGTTAGGTGTTTTTGGCAGATAAATCTCGATATAGTCGCACGAGGTCTTTTGATAGTTGAAACAACTATTCAAACTCGTTATATCTCTATCTTGCACCCATTTCCAATTGCCATTTGCATCAACGGGGACAGTAATACTTTGATTACCATTAACATTAAATGTAAATGTTGAACTTCCGTCGGTTATATGGCCTTTAATGTAAGGTTTAACCTTACTTTGAGATAATTCTCCACAAGTAACAATATTAGGCTGAACAAAATCAATTGTCAGCAACTTTGGCTCTAATATGTCTGGACTTAACAATTTTATAATTACGCAGTTACATAATTACCACTTGTGGGTTGAATCTTACTTGTAATCTTATAGTAAACAGGAGAATCAACAAAAACTTGCATAACAGGGAAATTGATTCTTGTTGCAGGAGCAAATTTCATTATTGCCGCTACTGCAAATTCACTTGAAGAATCATTAGAAGATAATACTTCAATATAATTTTCTTCTGTGTTTTGATTAAAAGTTAAATCAACTTGAAATGGTCCTTCTGGCTGAAATGCATCAGAAACATATTTGTCACCACTTGATGTAAATGTAAAGTCTGCCATAGTTGTAGTTTTTTATTGTTTTACAAAATTATTGATTTGTTAGATAAGTTACAATAGCTGTAAGTAATCCTTCAACAGTTGTATAAGTTTCTCCGTTGAAAGAAACACTATTTGATAATGTCTGACTTTGTAATCCAGTAATACTTGGTATATCGGATTTTAAAGCAATATCAACAACATTACCATTATCACCTTTTTTATATTTGGGATTATTACTTGTTCCATTAAGAACAACATATAATCCGCTATGTCCAAATATTTCTTGGTCAGCCGTGCTTTTAAAGAATGGTTCACCAAACATATCTAAAATATTTGTTACTTGTAATTTACCTTCATTAAATGTTTTCTTCCCAGAAATTGTTTGTTCTGTATCTTTAGTAACCCAATCAGTTAATTGAACTTCACTCAACAAAGTATCTCCAGATTTAATTTGAACTTTTCTATTTGTTGAATCAAAATTGAGATTAGCATTTATTGTATCTAATATTGTTTCAGCATAGTTTAAAAGATTAATATTAAAGGTATTTGATGTTGTTCCTTGTGTTATTGATAATCCTCTTGCTGCATATTTTGCAACTGCATCTACAGAAGGTATTTTTGTTTTTGTAGATATATCTCCATGCATCCAATAATATTTATCATTGCCTGGATATTCATCATCTTCTGATAAGAAATTTTTAACACCATCAATAGTATCTGAATACCACCAACTTACTGTTCTGGCATTAAAATTTTCTTCACTTGCATTTTGTATTGCAACCCATTCTACTGCTGGATGAATCTCATTTTCTTCTGAAAGATTAATTACTATCGCTCTTTGTCTGCCATAATATTTATCATTATGACCATCATAAGAATAAAGATTTATAAGCGTTTGATTATTAGGGTCGTTTGCATCTAACTCAATATTATACCATTCTTTTAAAAGAGTTTTGTAATCATCTTTTGTAAAGTTATCACCTGTAACACCCCATTTGTTTTTATAATAATCAAGGTCAACAAAATTTACGTTTCCTTCAAGAGTTGCAAGTTTCATTTCATAATTAAGATTCAGCTCATTCAAAATAGCTTTAGATGAAATTGCAACATCTTCATACATCAATCTTTTTGAAAATGGAACAGCTAAATAAATCTTATTGTCAGTATCTTTATAATGGAAATGCACTAAGTTTCCAAAATCATCACCATTATACCCTCTTTCTGTTCTATATTCATCTTTATAATATTCATTTGAATGTGCATCATCCCAAATATCCAATCCTAAAGAAAGAATCTTGTTTGTTGTATCTTGCTGACTACCATCATAATCATGTGGAGATTTAAACACTAATCCATCACCAATAACACTTAAAGTATCTTGCTTTCCACCAATAGATATGTTTGTTTCATTAATAACACCTTGTAAATTATTTAAGGTGTTTTCAATGTCAATCATCTTATTTGTGAAAGTAAGTTTTGGTAAAAAACTGTTTATGTTTAATGCAGATATTTTAGTGTTTACAAAATTTTTAATTTCATCATTAATGGCATATTGCATTAATCTTGAAAATTCATCTTGAATGTTTTCTCTTAAAATAAAATTACAAAGTATTTCTATATTATCCTTTGTAAGAAGTCTTGTATTGTCACTTCCACCAGTATTTACATAATAATCAAAATCAAGAGTATTACCATTAAACGATAATGCTCTACCTGCACTAAATGAGTTTTGCTTATTTAATACACTATTCCAGTTTTCTATATCTTCTTCAGTTATAGTCTTAACCCATTTTGGAACAGTAGGGTCTGTCTCTACAAAATATTTAAATGGCTGTTGACCTAAACAATGTCTCATAGTATATAATAATTATCGTTATCAGAAATACAAGGTGTTACATTCAAACAAGGGTCTTTCATAAGACATCTCAAAGCTGCATGAACAAGCATTGTTTCTTCTTCATTCAAATCCCAATACTTTCCATCAAGCAAATCATACAAAAAAGTTATAACAACTAATGTTAAAGCTGAATCATCTTTCTTGTATCCAACCTTAGAAAGATAAGTGAAATAGTTTTTAAACATTCCACTTACTTTATTTGACAAATTATTGCAGTTTGAGCTTATCATAATTCAACCTCTTAAACAACCACAAGGAGCAAACTCAATTTTATTTGTTCCTATTGAACCACTAAACATTTTAAAATATTTGCAAAGCAAATCAATATCATTATTCTCTTGTGCTAAATCAATAGCTTTCTGTCTTAAAATAAAATCAATAAATCTTCTTGGAATTGTGCAAGTGTCGGCAATCTCTCTAACACCTGCCATTGACTCAAGAAGCAAAAGCCTTTTATTATAGACAGCTTTTAAAATATAATCTGATTGACATTTATCATCTGGGTTTGGATGAATCTTAACAGAAATAATGATAATATCATTACTGATGTCGAAATTTTGTGTAAACAATGGGTCATTTTGTAAATTCTCGTAATCATAAATTTTAATTTTATCGGTTACTTCATAAAAATACTCTTTTTTTCTGTCTGCATAAGTTATTTCAACATAATTATATATTCCTTCTGTAGTACTAGAATTATAATAATATTTATCTTCATTAACAAAACTATAGGTTGTTGATGGCTCTTCACTTACTCCAATAGCAACATAATCACCATTATCTTTTTTATAATGACCTTCTGTATAAGTTGGAGTATCATCTTCTACAAACAACAAATCAACATTACCATTGATTTTCTTTTTATTATCTAATTTTGGATTGTTGTCAATCACAGGAACATTTATAATACTTATACCACCACTAGCATTTGTTGGATTAACAAATGTGTTTTGATTATATAGCTTTATATCTTCTATATAGATATTTCTTGAAAAATCAGCATCATCTATTTCAACTTTTAAATTGAGAATTGGTGATGCATTATATTCACCATCTAATCCACATTCAATATCTGCTGTAATTATATCTCTATTCATAGTAGTACAAATAAAAATTCCTCGCCGTAAATATATGTAAAATACATTTACAACGAGGAATTTTAAAAAAGACTTAACTAAGCGTTAAAAAATGTCAATAACCTCTTTAAAGTTAGCAGCAGTAGATGTCAAGCAATCCAAAGTTACAGATGCAGATTTAGGATTATAAGCACTTCTAAGTTTGCTTACAATATCATTTGCCAAACCACAACCTGTAGCATTACCAGAATTATCTGTGCTATACTGTGTTTCATCACAAAGCAAGGTGATTGTACCATGAGATTTCTGCGAAAAATCAGGTGCATTAGTCTTGTAGTAATGAATGTCAATGCAAGAATAACTATGACCTTTAACTACTTGCTGTTCAAAGTTTCCGTTGAATGGGAAATTGAAGGGCAATGTCTGACCACCATTAAATCTTGAACCAGCATAGATAAGCTCCATCTCAGAAGCAATATCACTATCATTCAAACCAGCATCAGGGTCAACAGAACTTGAATACTCAATGTCAGAAGAAATAATAGTATCATACTCTTGTGGAACACTGATAGTAAATTGCGGATAATAAACATCAGTCTTTCCAGGAACATATTTACCACTCTTAACAGCAGTGATAACTACATCACCACTCTCAACAGTTGCTTCAGCAATCTTAGCACCAGCCAAATCAACAACATCAACACTATTGAATGCATCAGCAACATATTGTGCATCAATACCAGTAGCACCATTGTTCTTAATAAAGATTGAGAATGGATAGATTGAATTTACACCATTACCAAAATTTGTAAAGTTAATGGTCATTGGCACACCTGCAACTTTTTTGCTTTCATCAGCAGACATTCCGCTAAAGAATGTAGCATTAACACTAAACTTAGCTTTATTGATAAGTTTTTGTTTGTTGAACTGTGTAGGAGCAGAAGCTTTTGCACTTACAATCTGGTCAGGCTCAATCAAATCACTTCTCAGCGGATTACCACTCTGACCACCATAAGAGAAGTAAATATTACCCTCTTTATCAGTGTTTACTTCAATCTCACCTACTTCATTGACAATAGCACCATCATTAGAGCCATTTTTGCTTACATCTTTTACATAATACTTAGTCTTTGGAACATAAGCATCATTATAACCATAATAATAGGTCTCAGATGAATCATAAGTTGCAGAAGCAGCAGAAGAATAAGTACCACCAGACTCTGTGTAAAGGCTTGATTTCTTTGTTGAGAAATTACTTGAAGTAACATCAGTAGCAACATAGTAAGCACTTGACATAGCAGTCATAGTACCAGCAACATCAACATATAGAGTCTTAGCAGCTTTTTCAGCAGCCCATGTTGTTGCATCTTTGATAAACTTATCAAGGATGTAGGTATCATTGTCATCTACCTGTTTAACAACGAATAGTTGTCTAAATTGATTTACACCACTCATTTTTTTTAAATTTTTAACGTTAATAATTTATTTAATTTTTACGATGCCATCTACCATAGTAGAAATTCATCAGTTTTACGATGCCCAAATCTGTTTTGCGTTATTTACTGTTTGTTTTAAAATAACACCATATAATGAATCATTAATATCTTTAAGAATATTACCATCCCAATCTTGTAATTTTGAAAAACCAAAATTCGGCTTCTCCATATATCTCACAAGATATTCAGCAATAACCTTTTTATAAGATATTAACTCAACTTTATTTTCAATAGATAATCTCAATACACGATTTGCAGTTCTTCCCACAAAAGGATTCTGCATTATCCTATAAAGAGAATCATGGGTGATTGGCTTGACAGCAACATTCTTGCCATCAAGACAATCTTCCCCATCTTCATATTTAACACTCTCATATACAATGAACCAGAAAATCTCTTTTTCATCACCTAATTTACATACTCTTACTTTGAATGTATCATCAGCTTGAATATCTAAAACAGTCTGCGGATTTTCATCAAATATATCTATTATTACTGGATAATCAGTTGCAGTAGTTGTGGTTTCAGTTTTAGTTGCATCAGTATAATACAACAATTGTCCACTTGAATTTTTAGCTTGCACACCTTCTTCAGTGAAAACTTGTTGTTTGATTAGTCCATTGATATAAGTAGTAACCTCTTCAGTAACTTCAAAACCTTCAGCTTTAAGAGTACCATTATAAACTGCAAGACAAACATCTTCAGTAGCTCTCTGTGCTATCTGCGCAATTTCCTCATCAGTAAAGCCAGGAGCTGCTGTATTGTTGATATTGTTATACAGCAAATCAAAATCTCTCTTAAATTCTGTAAAGGTCTTTTTCATTATTCTTCAGGTATTTTACTTAAAATTTCCAAATACAATTCTTGATTTTTAGCATCAGAAAGGAAATTAGCTGAATTTCTTTCATTAGCTTCAAAACCAGGAGCAGCCAAAGGTCTATTGTCATAGAACATCAGACCATTTCTAAGATTAATGATTGAATATGCTCTTGCTTTAGCCATGTTAGATTTAACCAAAAGCTGAGTATCAGTCATTACAGCATAAGCTTTCTTTACATTATCTGTGATAAGAATTGCAATCTCACCTTGAAGCTGGCTCAATGTAGTTCTTGGAGAAAGCTGAACATTCTTCGTTTTCTCAATAATATATTTAAGAACCCATTTGTCAGTGAAATATTTATTCATAATTCTTGTGCATTCCATAAGCTGAGTTGCAACATTCTCATCATCAAAATGTTTTGCACTTTCATCAATAATATACCATTTATATGTAGGAAGCTGTCTTTCCTCAAGCTCCTTCAAAGAAGGACAAATAACATCTGAATTTGCTCTTAACACAGCCATTCTAAGCATATCAGCAGGGTCTGACTTATCAAAGAATGTATCATCCTTACTTAATGTTACTCTTGAAATACCATTCTTGGCATTAGATGACCAGAAGTTATCTTCTTTTTTATTGATATTCAAAGCACCTTTTTCCAAACCAAGAGCATCCTCATAAAACTCTTCCTCTTCTCTTGAAAGCACTTTTACAAAAGTACCATTGCTTGTTTGTGGTACAACAAAGGTTGAGTGCGCACTAGGAGCATAATTACCATAGTACGGATTATCTTTTTCAGCAATACCTCTCTTCTTAGCATAGAATCTTACAATGTATCTTCCCTTGCTAAGCGGATTAAAAGGTTTCTTCTCTTCTTTTGCCTCAACCATAATCTCTTCTTTTTCTTGTGTATCAACATTTTCGTTGGTAACACCTTTTTCTGTTTTCTGTTTCATTTTATAATTGTTTAAAAAGTTTTTCAAAAATAAATAAAAAGTATTACGGAGAAAACCCCCGTAATACTTTTATTTAGTTTATGCAATAAGAACAGATGGAACATAAGCCAAAGTTCTTGTGGCATCAAGCACACCTACACCCAAGGTAGCTCTGATGTGCTGGCTAGAACCAGCTTCATCTGTAGCTGCATATCTGATATTTCTCTCATCAGTATATACATTTCTGAAAGGACCAGATACATAACCACGCATCTCAGGTTTAGAAGTTACTTCTGCTTTGAAGATATTCTGCTCATTAGAATCACCCAAATCCCAGATGTCATATCTATAAGATTTTGCAGGCAGACCATCTTTCCACATAATCTTATTTCTGGTCTTGTCATCATACATTGGGTCAATCTCGCACTTCAAAACAATGCCCATAGGACCATACCACTCAGAGAATTGATAGCCATAGCCCATTGAGTTTTTATGATATTCCGAAGATACTTTGTTGATTGTTGCAGGAGCATTCTCTCTCCAACCATGACTCTCAGCCATATTTCTCACAGCCTTGCTAAACTGCATGAAACCACCAGTACCAGTTCTCATTACATAAGTTCTGTTACCATAGTTGGTTACATTAGTAACAAGTTTGAGAATTTCACTGCTAAGCTGCTCAAGTGAGAAGTCAGTATATTTGATAACACCAGCCGAGTCAAGTTGTTCAAACAAGCCACTACCTACTCTGATTACCTCACCATTGTCATCCCAGTTCATGATTTCACCATCCTCATTCTCATTTGAAACTGAGTAAGCTATACATTTGTTCTTATACTCACTCCAAGTTTTCTCAAATGTCCATTTAACTACATCAATCCAGCGTTTCTTAACCTCATAGGTAGGTTTACCATTCTGATAACCAGTGATGCAGGGGAATCCAATAACAAAACCAGTATCACCAGTAATGTCATCTTGCTTATCCCACAATCTGATTTCTGAGAATGAATTTCTCATCTGAGTGCTAGAGTTGTATCTCAAACCACCTTTGCTTCTATCAAATCTGCGAGAAGTAGGAGCATAGTCATACGAGAATCTTTCACCAGCAAGCAATCTTTCTGAAGGAATACCATAAACATTGCCGCCCATAAGCTCTACCTTGTAAACATAGTTAGAACCTTCCTCTGTAGGCTCACCAATAACCTTAATAGGATAAACCTCATTCATGTTACCAACTATAACCTCACCTCTGAAGAAGTATTTAGTTGCAAATACAAGATAGAAAGGAGCAGTACCAGCACCTACCATTTTATTGGTAGTAGGAGTAATCACAGTACCATTCTCATCTCTTGCTTCAACCAAAGGAATGTTTTTCTCAGCATCAGCAATAATCTTCCAATAGAAGTAATCATCTTCTTTGAATTTCTTTGTACCAAATTTGGCCAAGAATGACTCAAGCAAATATGCACCATGATTAGCTGCCATAATCTGAATCATTTGGTCAGTGGCCCACTGAGGGTCTTTCTCCAATTCTGTACCAAGATAAGTCTTTAGCATCTCTTTAGTGGTCAACCCACCCCAAGACCTAAAAGGTCCCATTTGATACAAACCTAATTTTCCAGCCATAACAATTTTACTTTAAAAGTTAATAATTTATTTAATTTT